ATACCATAAAGTATCTTTGGTGCGTCCTTTGGCTGAATTGCTTTATAGACATCGTCATTAATGAAACCATAGGCTGGTAAGATATTACCCATCTCATCATACTGCGGCTTAATCATTTCATCGGCTAAGCCGACACCCAATCCGTTCGTATCTATAACGACCTCGCGCGGATTGTAACGAGCCATTATTTTCTTCAAATCAGTTGCTTGGACGGTAAATGGTTTTGTCTGCGGAGTTCGACCTAGCACAATTAGGTTAACTAATGTACTATAGAACTTCTGCTTCACCACATTAACTCTAAATACACAGACTGCGGTCTGGTCGGAAATCCGACCTACGTCCACTGATATTAAGTAGAATTGTTCAGAATCCGGTCTATTAATTGCGTGCATTTCTGGATTCTTAATCTTTCGATATTTAGTTAGTTTTTCATATGAGAACCAAGCTTCTTCACTTGACCCTTGCCAAAGACTTAAATATTCGGTTGCAAATGACTCGGCATTGTAAGATGGACTCATTTTCAGCTTATTGATATATTGTTTATCAATAAGTCCATGCATTGCTGGTAATCGCCAATCGCAGCCAAACATAAAAGCATGCTGTGGGTCGATGATTGCGTTTTCAAAAGTATCTATCAGACGCTCATAGGCAAAGGAGGTTTTACTGCCCGCAGATGTAGTTGCGATAATTTGCTGATTTGGCTCATTATCATTAACTTTGTTGCTCGGCAGACGACGAGATACGTTTACGAGCGGGATTACTACCGAGTTAATCATCTCTTCATCACCGTCTCTAATCTCATCAATCATTCCGCCATGCCGGCGCCCTCCACGCGCCGCATCTCCGGCGAGCACAACGTCAAATATGGAGCCGTTTCTAAACTTGAGCGTCACGTAGTCCTTACCAAAGTTTCCTGGATAGTCGCTTAACTCCCACCCAATAATTTCCTTTTTAAGTAAAGGCCAATGGTCATAAATCTCATAAATCTTTTCTTTTGTAATCTGCGCGGCCTGTTGCTTTGTATTCGCTGTCATGAACACCTTACGACCTGGTATAAACACGCATTGTAAGAAAAGAGCTAAGATAGTTATGAATGATTTTGAAAACGCACGGGGCGCAGTAATGAATACGTCCTTAAAACGCATCAACGCGCGCAGTGTGAAGCGTTGGTAGAAAAATAAACTAAACTCTGAATCAGCAGGTTTAATTATGTCCAGATAGTAATCTGGATAGGCAGTAAATAAGTTAACCCAATTACAGAGTTCATCATAGTGCCTATCCAAATATTCTGAAGTAATAACCGCGCCTTTCTCTAGTTCTATCCCCTCGCGCTCCGCACGTTCGATAAAGTCGGAGTTCGGTGTGAGTTCTTGACGAGTAGACAGAATAACTTTTTTTCGTTTCTCCTGCATTACTCATCCTCCAATTCAGCCTCAAACTCATCGTCCTTAAATAACTGTTCGAATCCTTCATTCTCATAGTCATCATAATCATTTTCTTTATCACTTAAGTCATAGTATGATTCAAGCTCGGCCGCAGTCTTCAACGCACGAATACGTTGAGTTATTTCGTCGCCAATACCAGATTCATTTGTATAGAGGCGTCGATTCCACGCTTGTATGTTCTTTATGGTTTCATCCACGACATCGCGCGTCTCGCCATCATAGAACCTATTTACAAAGCCGCGCTTCTCCAGCCATCTACACAGTTCACCCATTGATTCAAAGTCGCTTGCATTTTTTACGTTCTTCGGAGTAAACTCACCAGTTTTAACTAGCTTGTCATATGAAGCAAGCAACTTATCAAAATCTGCACCCTCTCTAATTCTACAATCTATCTCATAAGAAATTTTACAGATTTTCAGAGCCTGGTCACCTTGAAGTGCGCCATTGATATTTTGAGTAAGCAATAAGCCATCATAGAGATTTTCTAAATAGTGTAATGCTTCCTCATCATAGTTATAGCCCCATTTATCTTGTAGCTTCCTACGTTTCTCGTCTGTAAGTCCAGGGACGACCTCGTCGAGTGCGCCGGCCGCATTGAGTTCACGATAAGCTTCTTGATAGGAAGACCAATCCAACTCATCATATTCATCAGAGAAATAAATCAAGTTATAAGCCTTCAATAGGTCGGCCGCAGAGTGCGTCTGACGTAGCTCTTCAAACTTGTCCAATTCAAAAGGAATGTCCAGATATTGACAAATCTTATCCATCACATTCCAATCAAAATCCGATTTCTCCAATCTATTCCCTAGACAGTCAATACATACATCCACATATCCAGTAGGATACATGAACGACTTGGTTCTCAAATAAGAAAAAGAATCCTTCATCTGACCGCAACACACGCATTTCTTTGAGCTAAAATCTATATCAAAATGCGGATTTAAAGCCATATCTATTTCTCCTTTTCCTTTTTAGTAGCAGCGTATATAAGGCGTCCCAAGTTGCGTCTTCTGACTCGGTTCATCGACTCAATCGTATCACATAAATCCGACCAGATATCTGTAAACTCGCGCGGCTGCGATGCCTCTTGCGTCGCGTTCGTGTCTTCGTTCGCTTGGCCGCACTCTGCGTCTTCGTATACATCTACTCCTACAATTTTACAAATTCCTAAAAACTCAATTGGGTCTAATTCTAAAATCTTCACAACCAAGCTTTCCGGACTATTCTTACTTTTCACTTCTAGATGTCCCCCTTCTTCTTCTTTCTCATTTCACGTTCACACCTCTTACATTTATTTTGGAAGCCATCTTTACTTCTAGTTTTCTTAACCCAGTTTCTTCCATCGAGAAGTAAAATTCTACCACAATCAATACATCGTTTAAAGTTCTCTGGAAAGAAACAATTTTCAATTGTGTCTTGATGAAGCTTAACAGCTTCATTTATCTTAACAATAATTTTTTGTTTGAATATAGTACTTATATAATTAGCGGTATAGCTTTTTCCATATTTCTTATTTATATACCCTGCTATATCTGCGTTCTTCTCTTTCTTTTCTTTTAGACGCAATATCTCACGCTGTACATCAGTTAAGTCGGCAATTTCTTCGTAGAACTTTAAAGTATCAAGCAACTTTTCCAAGTTGTTCTCCACTACATGGTCATACTTTACCTGTTCCAACCTATCGTCAAACTCTTCCCTAAATAAGTAAAGCTGATAAACCGCATCTAAATCTCTAAAATCAAATATGTTATCTCCCAAATAACTTTTCTTTCTCCAAACCAATCCACTAATTAAACGTAGTTGTTCTTCGTCGAGTGCGGCGGGGTCAAAATTTGGATCAAAAACGATATCCCCAATCTTTCCTTCCTTCAAGCCCAGCGGCAGCACCTCAACGTCGCAATCGAAAACAAAACTTCTATCTTTCGGACTATATACAGATTGTGTTATATTAAAAGTCGACCTATAAGAGTCTCGAATTGTGAACTGTTCCGTTCTCAACTCTCTTATCCGGCCGCGCAACTTCAAATACCCATATGGATTCAATCTTTGGCTTCGCGCGCGTATACGTTCAATCTCTTCATCGTTAAATCGTTTAATTAGTTCGTCTCTTGGTGGTTTGTCTCTTTTTCCTGTAGCTTCCTCGTAGAAGTTAATCTCCAATTCAATCTCATCTATCGTCTTCCATAAATCTTCGAAGGTCTGGCGCAGAAACTCTGGTGCTTCTTTGCGCGCCTCGTCTCTGTTAAAAACGTCGCGGCCTTTCTTTAAAACAACCGCATCGTTTAGCGTATACAATTGCGCATTGGATAGGGCGGGGTTTTCCAAAACCGCATCGAGGCTCTCTGCTTCGTTTGGCTTCGTCCATTTCGTTTCAAGTCCCGTTCCTTTTCCAATTGGAACTCCATTTCCATCCTTACCCCATAACAAATAGTCCGCAATAGTGGAGGCTTCGGCACTAGTCAAATCGGGAAACTGTACTATATAAGTCTCAATGAACTGGGCGCGCTCGTACGCGGTTTCCAATTCAAAGTTCAGTTTAAGTCTTTGTTTTGCCATTTACGTTTCCTCCTACATTTCAAGTATATCACAGGTTCGCGCGGAAGTCAAATTTCGTGAGTATGAGGGGTGAAATTTGAAATTTTTGCGTAAATCGGTTATAATTAAAATATAAAAAGGTTAAACTTAAATGGAGGAAGTTAAATGGATAAACACATACAATGCGGCACATGTTTATTTTCTCATGACCACCCTTTTCTTGGCTCATTAGAAAACTTTATTCAACCCGTCCATTGTTCAATTCATTATAGTACGGTTGAAGCAAGCGATAGCTGTCGAGATGGATGTAAAGAATCAGAAGGCCGCAGAATAAGGAGGTATAGGAATGAGTAATATAGATTTAGTAAACCACCCGCCGCACTACAACACCGGCAAATATGAGTCAATCGACGTAATGGTCGAAACACAGGGCATCGACGCAGTTAAAAATTTCTGCATCTGCAATGCTTTTAAATATATCTACCGCCATAATTTTAAAAATGGAGTCGAAGATATAAAAAAAGCCATATGGTATTTAAATAAATATGTGGAGTTGGAGGAGAACAATGAAACCCGATGAGGCGGTTGAATTTTGTGAACATATAATAGATTGCAACTATTGTCCCATCAAAATATATGGTCTGGATAGACGTTCACGCTACCAAAAAGAAGTCGAACATATGACATGTTGTGAAAATTTAATCGAAAATCCAGATTGGCACATAGGTGAAGACGGATGGGACGGATATGAGTGGAGGTAGATATATAAATGACAAAAAGAGAAAGATTGGAGATGGTTATTAGAGGGGAAATTAACGAGGAGTTAATTGAGGACTGTAAAAGGGAGCTGGAAAAGTTAGATGTCCACCGCACCCATGCACGGGAAAATCAAAATTACAATGAAAATAAGGAAGTGGAAGAACGTATTTGCGCGGCACTGCTTCAGGCGAGCGAACCGGTGCAGATTGATGAGTTGGGA